GATGATCAGCATCTTGCTCGTATTCTCTTGAGCGACGAGAGCATTAATTAGGATCTCTCTCTCCTTTTCGTTATGTATGTGTAGTATCATAAATTAATCTCCGTGTGGGTTATCGTCAGTAATTCGGATGAATCGAACACGTCCTTCGGTTTCTACCTCAAGGGCGTGGAGTTCTGCCATCTTCTCCAGATGGTAGTCCGCGCCGTCTCTCTCTATCTGATCGAGCATTGCGAACCATTCGTTGTTGTCATCTACCTGTGCTACATTATCCATTTGGGTGATCCTCCTCGTTTATTGGTATATGTATTTCAATTACCCCGTCCTTATCCTTTCCTTGATAACAAGGGAATGGCAAGTCGGCTACTGCTTTCATTACTTCTTTGTATGTTGGTGTCATTGTTTCCATATTATTTTTGATTTGGTTTAATTTGTTGTAACTGTTTATTAACTTTGTCCCAATATATTTCAAGGTTATTCACAACCTTGGGATCGGTTTTCTTCCAAGCGTAACAGCCACCGTTCCACATCTTCGCGAATGTCTCAGCACTTGGTTGCTCGCCTGTCTTCTTGGTGTATACCTTGCCCCAATGAGTCAGGTATAGTTTGCACATCTCTACTGACTTCACGACATCGTATCGGTCATCAAGTGAGTAGTCCGCGTCAGCATAGAATGAGTTCACATCCTCGACCACGGCAGGCGTGATCTGTAGGTAGCCGACGGCGTTCCCGCCATCCCCTATTGCTAGGGGATTCAAGGAACTCTCAACAATAGCCATCGCTAGTATCAGGTGGTCAAATGTAATCATAATATTCTAATCCAGTGGTTTCGTATTTCTAGATCGTTAATTAATTGATTGGTGTTCCATTGTTTTTGGAAACCCTCCAAAGAGTACACAGTACCCTCGCTTTCGGCTATCTCGATGAACTCCTCATCGCTGAGATACTCAGCTGAAGCGGGCATCGTTGGTTCTTGATAGTCTAGTTGTCTATCGTCTATTAGATATACTCTCATAATTATTCCTCCTCGTCTTGTACCTTGTATGCAAGGTCAGTTACTAAGTCCCCTATGAAGGAGCCTGTTTCATTCAGGAAGCCCTCGTCTTGCTCGACCTTGTCCTTCACCTCATAGAACCACTCGGAGTCAGTCATAGGGCGTCCTGTGATTTCCTCGAAGGTGTCGTTGAACTCGTGCTTATACCCGATGATGACTGAATCAGTTTGATCCCTGTCTATCTCCGCCTTGATCTTCTCTAGACTGCTGATGATGTGGTCTAGGTCTAGGCTGACATAGGTGTTATGTTCGTAGTAGTCAGCTTTCATTTTCTTTACCCTGTCGATGAGGGTAGCTACTGGTAGTGTCATTGGTGTATTCATAATGTTTTTATATAGTTGTGGTTTAATATAAGTAAGTTCATATCAACTACTTAACCCAAGGTCAAGCCTATAGATAGACATATTCAAAACTTGTGAAACTCCATCTATAAATACATAATATTGAAACTCGTATTGTGTCGTAAGTCGTTGATAGAAAGTCGTAAGTCGTTGATAATGGTAGTCAAAATGTTACGTAAGTCGTTGATAATCAACGAATGAGACTGAATCTCATTTCTCCATAAAGCCACCTGAGAGGCCCTACAAGGCGTCCGATTTGCGTTTGATACCTACGTATGCACCCCTCCCTGATAAGGCCATAGGCGCAAAATCGCCATTTTCGATTTAGGCCAATTAGGGTAGTCATATCATCATATCAAGATACGTTGATACGTAGTACTGACAGATCAGTCCCGCTCCAAATCCACCCCCATAATATCATCGTATACGGATGCGTTGATGCGTCTCTGTTAGGAAAAATATATTCTCTCTTTATGAGTTCTTGACTAAAGAAGTAAACATTGAACCGAGCCTAGTGGGGGGGCGGGGGTCGCAGACCCGTGGCTCCGTCCAGTACCTGTATCTTAAACCGCCCCTTAAAAAAATAGTTAATTCAAAGGCTTTATATGGTATCCTTTATTATCCTTAAGGTTTATTGCTTGCTTGAGGCAAGCATTTGAACTAAGGAAATAAAGCTTTAAGGACTAGGGCCCCTTAAGGAGAATAAAAGATTATACACCATATTGTCCTTGACTGTCGAGAAAAAAGTTAAAATAATTAAAAAAAGATGGAAGAAAAAGAATTACTAATGAATGATATTGCGGAATCAATCCGGGAAGTTGCTGAAGCAAAAGAACTTAACAAGGCCAATAGTCTAAGCCGGCACAACCCGGAGAAGGTAGCAAAGATCTTATATCTATATGCTACTGGAAGTTCTCAGACTCGATTGGTCCGGAAATATGGATTTGATAGGCAGACAGTAATAAATGTCATAGCTGACTATGCGGATCACTTGGGTAAGTTCAAGGATCTATCCGGGAAGATCGCGGCCCGGAACTATCTCAATATGAGTAGTCTAGAGGAGGATCTAATAGACAAGGTCCGGGACCGTATGGACACAGGTGAGCTTGAGCCCACATTCCGGGATCTAAAGGAACTGTCAATAGCCAAGGCCAATGCGGCGAGGGAGGCGTTGACAGCTAGGGGTGAGGCTACACAGATAACTGAGGACAGGAAGGTGTATACTCAAGAGGACTACGAAGAGACAATAGAGGCTGTAAGATCTCGCTTACAGAACATCAAGGAAGCGGAGGTAATAGATATAGATGGCGATAACTGAGGAATATGATGATTTATTTGATAGAGTTCGCGGCAATCTTGGCGAGCATTTCTCCAATTATATGTTCATCGTTATGGACGATGACGGGGACTTGTTCTATGATTACAGCAATCCTAGAGTAGGTAGGATGCTTGTTCGGGAGACAGCTGCGGATATGGCTAGTAAACCTTGCCTTGACATCATCTGGGAAGAAGTAGATGATGAAGATGATTAATGGAACTAGCATTTACCAAGCACCCGTTGCTAGAAGCACCTAGTGACGCAGAGATACTGTTGTTAGCGGAAAAGGATCCCAAGTTATTGGGTGAACTTCACCGAGCACACGAGGGCCGGATCAAGGCCGCAACAGAGGATCCGCTGCGATATGGATTTGATTTGCCGGGGTGGCAGCGCATTGAAGAAGGTTTAGCTCAATACAATGAGTGCTTGACTCTAGGAGGTAATAGATCCGGGAAGACCACCGGTTGTGCTAAGATCCTGATGAAGGCTGTTACTGAGAATACTGATGGCCATATAGTATGCTTTAGCCAGAATGCAGATACCTCAGTAAAGGTACAGCAGGCCGCAGTATGGGAGATGATGCCCAAGGAGTTTAAGCGCAAGACAAAGAGTATCGAGGGATATATTAACTTCAGTATGCAGAACGGCTTTACTGGTAGCAGCTTTATCTTTCCTGATACCCGGACACGTGTGGATTTCAAGACATATACGCAGTTCAGTAACAATCAAACCATCTTGGAAGGTTTTGAGTTCGGGTTCAGTAACCCGACTGCACTAAACATAGGCGCGTGGCTTGACGAGTACCTGGGAGATTCTACGCTGGTAAATACACTTCGATTCCGTTTAGCCACCCGGAACTCCAAGTTACTTATAGGATTTACCCCAATTGATGGATACACGCCATTCATATCAGAATATTTAAAGGGATCAGAGACACTTGAGACCAGGGAGGCTGAGCTCCTAGACAAACAAGTTCCGGTAAAGCAATACAGCCCGGAACGGGATGCATCTATATGCTACCTGCATTCCGATGAAAACCCATTCGGCGGGTATGATCGTATAGCCAAGGATCTAAAGGGCCGGCCTGTTGAGGACATAATGGTGCGTGCTTACGGCATACCAGTAAAGTCAATGACTTCGCTGTTGCCATTATTCTCAACAGAAGTCAATGTACTGAGCGATGAGGAGAACAAACACGGTATGAAGTTCCCCGAAATTGGGAAGGACTTTACCGTCTATCAAGTGGTTGACCCAGCGGGTGCCAGAAACTATTCAGTACTATGGGCAGCAGTCAATGAAGACGAGGAGATATACATACTGAGAGAATGGCCTGATAGAGATACGTACGGTGAGTGGGCTATATTCGGGGATCCGAAGTGGAAATACGGGCCAGCATCGAAGAAGATAGGCCTGGACGTGCAAGGTTATG